CCTTGGCGTCAACACCCCAATCTTTTGCAGCNGCATATAAATCTGTTTCATTCTTTCCTTTTCCAGTGTATCTTTTACTGCAGTTGTTTAAGTCATAACGCATTTGATTTTCATCAACCAAAGCCGATGCTATCATTGTATCGACTATTTTACCGTTAACACTTAAACCTAGGGCCCTAATCCAACAGACGTCATACATGGCGTTGTGAAAGATTTTTATTGCTGATGTATTTAATACATCTTGAAACCATTTAAGAACCATCTTGCGATCCATATTACCACCACCTTCATGTGCTATTGGATAATAAGCTGACCAATCTGAGACAGCTATAGCTATTCCTGTAACATCCCCACGTTTGGTGACAGAACCTGAGCCCATCTTTATTAAGTCTGGGTCTTTAGTTTCTAAGTCTATTGCTATTTCATTATATTTAGATAAATTTGGAAAAGATTCTGGTGGTAGCCATTCAGTTTGTGGTGTAAAAAGTGGTATTTGCATCATGAATAATCTCTATCAATTGCCATCTGACAATAGTGAATTGCTTTTTCTAAATCTTGTCTTTGACCTTTCTGCTTGTGGCGACACAAATATTTTATAGCGTTTCCTTCTGCAAAAGGCAAATTATTTTTATTAATAAACTCTGATGGTTGGATCTTCATTGATTGATAATGATTTCCTCCTACTTGTTTTTTATAAACGTTGCTCATATTTAAAAATAATTAAAATTTATGACCATTCTATTTTTACAATCAGTTGCATTAGTACTACCATGTTCTGTGTCTGCATCAAAAAACACAATTCTATTTTGCTTTGATTCTATTTTTTTATTCTTTATTAAAGTATAACCATCGTTGGTATTAATATAATAAATTGCTGCGCTACATTTAAAAAGTTGGTCGGTATGTTCTTTATAAGATACTTGTTTATGTGTTACAGTGGTTAAATTAGCTTTTATTCTTATTAAAGAATGTGGTTTCATTTTTGTTAAAAGAGGTCTTAGACATTCAAAATGATTAGAATTAATTGTATGATCTCTATAAAAAGAATGTGTAAACTGAAAATTAAATAACTCTTTATCCTCATCAACTTTATACTCATTATAAAACCATGGAAAAGTATCTGAACTTAATGCTTCTTTTAAAACCAAATGATCTTCTTTATTTAAATAATTATCTATTATTTTCATATTGAAAATCCTTTATTATGTTGTTTAGGCTCTATAATATGTAAATTTTCTTTTGTTCTTGTAGCGCCAACATAAAATAATCTATTCTCATCATCGGGATTTTTTTCATAAGTTTCCATTGTAGTTTTAGTAAGATCAGTAAGTAATACTACATTTTGTGCTTCGCCCCCTTTAGCTGCATGAATAGTAGATAATTCTATTCTTGGTTTTTTATTTAACTGTTCACCGTTAGCTCGCATCTTTCTTAAATATTCTACTCTTCGACTTCCTGCATCATCTAAAGCTTCGTACCAAACCTTCTTAGTTTTTAATCCAAAGTCTTTGGTCAATACATCAATTCCATAAAAAGATCCTTTAGTCATACCTTTTATTTTTTCCTTTTCCCAGTGATCTACTCCCATGTACTTATAAATTTTTTCTATTTGTTTATAAGATAATAACTGTCCTTGACGTAGATGTTCCCAATCTGTAGCTGCTTCTTGAATATCTTTTTCGTAACTTCTTTTGTATCTATTTTCATAATATAAACCTTTACGATATAGGGTATCTTCTATTTCTTTTAGCATATATTTTGTTCTTCCTAACACTAACCACTCCCCTTTTGACATATCAATTGAATCAATATCAAAATGTCTGTGTAAGCTTCCTTCACTAGTTTTAGGTTGCCATGTTTTATCTATTCTATTTCTAATTCTATTAATTATACCCATTGCTAGAGTATGAACTTTAGTTGGAATTCTAAAAGATTGAATTAAAGGGAGATTAATCATTTGATTTTGTAGAGCTATAAAAGAATCTACATCTGCTCCAGCCCATTTAAATATTGCCTGGTCATCATCCCCTGCAATAAAAGTATCTTCTGTTTTATTCCAAATAGATTTTGTCATATCCCATTGCATTAAAGATAAATCTTGTGCTTCATCTATAAAGACAACATCAAAGTTTGGGGATAAATCTGACTTAATAAAGTTTAGGATCATGTCATTAAAGTCAATTAAGTTATATTCTTTTTTATATCTTTTTAATTCATTGTGAATAATATTTAATTTATCTAGTTCTAAATCTTGAGTATGTTCTCGTTTATTATATTGTTGTTCGGGAGTTATATTTCTTAATTGTGCTAGTTGTATTATCTGAAGATACTCACTGTCAGAAGTAAATATACCGTGATCTTCTTGGTGTTCTGCATAAGAGACTGGAAATCCTAATTTTTTTCCTAAATCCCTATAATGTCTGGGTTGCATTACTTGATCTTTTTTAAGACCAAGTTTTCTAAATGCTAATGAGTGTAGAGTTCTAAAATATGGAAGATCATCCTCTGTAAGATTAAAATTTTTAATGGCCCTATCTCTTGCTTCATATGCAGCTTTTTGAGTAAAAGCAAAGTAACCTATTCTATCCGGATCAGTTTCTTTTAAATAACTATCTACTTTTTTTAATAACGTAGTAGTTTTTCCTGTACCTGGTGGTCCTAATACAATTGTTTTCATAATATCTTTGTTCCTTTCCTATGATTTTCATGAGCCCATAAAGGTTGTAAATTAGTATAATGAAAACATTTTCTTTGTTCTTCTAATTTACTTAAATCAAAACTTATACAAGGTATAATATGATCAATGTGCCATTTTTCTCTATTTTTCCAACTCATTTCAGGTTTAAATTTATTTTCTAAATATTTAATAAGTTCAGGCATGGGGCATCCAACAAGTTTTATTGTAGTTTCTAATTTAACGATATTACGATTTCTTAAAGCTGAATTTAATCTACCTCTTAAACTATCCATTAATCTATACTCCATGTTATTATTTCTTCTGTTTCGACACCAGATAGTGTGTCGATCTACGTATTTTTTATATTCTTCTGGATTATTTTTTTTCATTTCATGGTATTTAGCTTTTCGCGCCTTTATTATTTCAGGTCTATTATGGTATTCTCTATCTCTTAAAATTTTTTTCCACTTTATTTCCGGATTATTTTTAAAATATTCTCTTCTTTGAGTATTATAATATTCTCTATTTTTATCTCTCCATGCACGAGCAATTTTTCTGTTGAGTTCTCTTAACTCTGGATTGTTTTTAAGACGCTCTTTTCGCTTTAAATTAACTTTGTTAAGATGTTCTCTATATTCATCTGGGGAAAGCAATAATTTTCTATTTCTAGACGGATATCTTTTAGTACATTCTTTGCATTCTCCCTTATACCCATCTTTAGCTTTGTTATCTTTATAAAATTCTGTAAATAATTTTTTTGTTTTACAAGTTATACAAGTTTTCATTAAAATACATCCTTTGGCTTTAATTCTTTTTGAACATAATCTTCTTTTTTCTTATCAAATTGTTTAACTGCAAATACGGATATTCTTTCTTTACCTATTCTTTTATCTTCACAGCTGCATGTTTCTTTTAACATTTGTGCTGTACGTTGATAATTTGTTTCCCATCTTTGTCTTATTAAAAATTTACTATAAAACATATTAAACACAAAATGATGTTGTCCTTCATGAGTCCACACTCCTCCTTTTTTAAGATCATTTATGTCTGATCCAATATGTCTATTTAAACAAAACTCTTCTAAATGATTTCTTAATTGATCCGCTGTGGTTACTCCCTCAGGTGGTTCTACAGGTTCGTGGTTCTTCATTAATGGATTTATAATCGTATCCCAGTCTTTAGGTTTAACTGTTGGTGGTTTAAAATCTAATTGTTCCATGCATGCTTCTTGAAACAAACTTTGTTGTTTTAAATATTTAACATTTTCTAAATGTAATCTTTCTCCATCGACATTAAGATAATAATATGGTTTTTCTAATTTAATTTTTTGTAGATCAGATAATAAAGGAAAAACTATTTCATCTCCTATTCCGTATTTACGGGTCTTGCATAATTTTTTATCACAGAGATTACACATCGGAACATCATTACACTTATAGCCCCACTCTTTTTTCTCATGTTGTTTTATGATTCTATTTAAACCAACATCATCATAGATTGGTTTGACATGTTTTTCATTAAATAGAGAAACTTTTCCTTGCCAACCTGATGGCCATTTCTTTTTAGCATAAACAGTATAATGAAATAATGCATTATCTCTGCCTCCTTCTTCTACACCATTTGATGCCATTAATTCTATGCACGGCGGCCCGTCAGAAAATTCTGACTGAGGCCGCTGTACTTTTATGAGACTCACATGTAGTTGTTTTTTATTATTAAATATCTCATAAAATTCTTGTAAAGTTGCTGCTGTACCATCATCTTTAAATGCATATCTTGTTGTATCGTCTCCATTAAAGTATGGTAAATTTAAAAAGTTGCCTGTATCGTCTTGTGATTTTAATTTAATTTGTTTTGGAAATACTTCTGATCCACCGTAGCCTAGTAATGTCTTTATCTCTGTAAGTTTATCTCTCATTCTTTCTGCGTCTACAGGATTCTCTGAGAAGAGAAACACATGAGCGCCGCCGCTCTTAGATCTACATACCACCAGAGGTAGTTTAAATTGTTTTATTTTGTTTATTAATTTTTTATGGTCAAATCCTGCATATGAATCTATATCTACACATCCCCATATACATTGATTATCTTCATTAATTGGAATAATTCCTAAACTTTGTGAACCTTGTAAATGTTTTAACCAAAGATCATCTGTTACAGATTGTCTTACTACAAAAGATTGACCTTTAACTTTTTCTCCATTACTGTTAATAGGCCCAATCTTAGTACAACCATGGGCTCTTTCTAAGCCTTTAAATATATTTTTAAATATTTTAATTCTATCTTCAATCATATAATTCTTTCAATGGGCGCCCCCACTCTCGCTTCAGCGCCCACTACCTAGGATTTGGTTAATATGGTGAATCGGTTTTTGATTCTTCACCGTGTTTAACTTTAACTAACCCTTTGCTATTTTTTTCTGCAAAGTTTTTAGCTATTTGATAAACCCCTTTATCTGTAACAGGACCAACTTTAGACACATCCCATCCAAACCATGTTCCTTTGTCGTTTGACATTTGAACAGTTTTTAGATTATAAATGTGGCTGTAAGTAGGCGGTGTAAATAAGCCATTTTTGCCTTGTAGCTTAAGACCCATCATGATTGAGTTCCATTTACGGCTAATTTTTAATTGAGTCGCTTTCATAGAAATCAATGCTGTAGATGGAGTTTTACCCATAAGAATCACAAAATGATTCGCAGTATTTTCCAAATAGTTACCGTTAGGTAATCTATCTTTCCACGATTTATCACGAGTAGCTGTACTTATGATATCGCTATCTGCACTATGGATTGCTACAGGAGCACCAGTGCTGGCACCTCTATCTTGCCATTCGACATATTGTCTTTCATAATGGACTGGTATAATATTTATACCTTTTGTTCCATCATAAAGCTCTCTAGTCACACTGTTTACAATCATTCCAGGTTCTGCACCGCTAATAAACTTAGCATTCTGTTTATTAACTTCTGGAGATAATTGTCCCAAAACTTTCAGAAATGGTAACGCAAGATCATCCTGCGTCATATTCTGAGAGCCCGCATTTGCATCAGCTTCGAATAAATTCGTAGACAATGCACCTGCTTCTTCTTTTCTTTGTACTTGGTTCATGTTTATTTTCTCTTTATAGTTGTTTTATTTCCAACGAATACGTTGAAAAGTTCCGTTGGCATTTCTTTACCTGCCTCAATACGTTCACGGACTAACGCTTTAAGAGTCATGGGCTCAAC